AAATTGTACATTGAGATGTTGTTAGCAGATGCTGAATCATTTGCTAGAGCACAGAACATATTCAATCCTGGATCGTTTGATCGTAAACTGCAACCTATAGCAAAGTTCGTTAAGGATTACATGGACGAGTACAAAGTGATGCCGGAAGTTGAGATAGTCAATGCACAACACGACATACAATTAAAAACAGCAAAGGATCTTGACCCAGCACATTTCAATTGGTTACTGGACGAGTTTGAAACATTCTCGAGACATAAAGCACTCGAACAAGCAATACTTTCATCGGCTGATCTATTGGAGAAGGGAGACTACGGACCTGTTGAAGACATGGTCAAAGAAGCAGTACAAGTTGGACTTACAAGAGACTTAGGCACAGACTACTTTGAGGATCCTCGAGGAAGACTTGAAGCCTTAAAAGACAACAACGGACAGATCAGCACAGGTTGGCAGAACTTGGACAAGAAACTGTTTGGTGGATTCAACAGAGGCGAACTGAACATATTCGCAGGTGGTTCAGGTGCGGGTAAGAGTTTGTTCTTGCAGAATCTTGCAGTGAACTGGGCACAGGCTGGACTGAACGTTTGTTACATATCTTTTGAATTGAGTGAACAACTTACTGCCATGAGGTTAGATGCAATGATGACAAACATTCCAACAAAAAAAGTATTTCCAGAAATAGACAATGTAGAAATGAAAGTGAAGATGTTGGCTAAGAAGTCGGGTACACTACAAATCAAATACTTGCCTAGTGGTAGCAACGTGTTAGACGTAAGAACATATTTGAAAGAACTAGAACTTAAAAACAAAAAGAAAATAGACTGTATACTGATCGACTACTTAGATCTCATGATGCCTAAAAGCAAAAGGATATCACCAGCAGACTTGTTTATTAAGGACAAATATGTTTCTGAGGAATTAAGAAACTTGGTTGTTGAGAAACAGTGTGTGTTAGCAACTGCATCACAGTTGAACAGAGCCAGTGTTGAAGAGATAGAATTTGATCACTCTCACATCTCAGGTGGACTATCCAAGATACAGACAGCAGACAATGTGATAGGTATATTCACAAGCAGAGCAATGAAAGAACGTGGCAGATATCAGATACAGTTCATGAAGACTAGATCAAGTTCTGGTGTAGGACAAAAAGTGGATTTAGAATTTGATGTGGATAGTTTGCGTATCAGAGACTTGGCGGACGATCCGGAATACAAACAGTTTGACAAACAAAGAAGTACAATTTATGATAATCTTAAAAAAACATCTAAAGTCACAGGTAATGACACTCCAAAAGATGCAAGACCAGATGTGCCGGATCCAACAAAAGGTGACACAATTGGCAAGGTCAAAGCCACTGTGGAAGGCGGCAAACTGAGACAACTATTAAACGAATTACACTCAGACGAAGAACAATAACCAAAAGAACATTTCCTATAATATACACAGATAAATATATTTGCTCAAGGCAACACAGGCAAATATAAAAGCATAGGCAAATGAAAGACAAAGAACTGAACGACATAACAAGGCTGTACGATAGATTCATTAGGCAATGTCCAGGCACAGAAGAATACACGCAAAGGCTCGCCGAGGAAACTCAAATCATCCTTCGACTACGTTTCGTAGACTACTTCATCCAAATATGTGACATTATAGCAATGACCCGAGACATACCACACATGACACGTGGTTCGGCTGGTTCGTCATTGGTCTGTTACCTATTGGGCATAACAGATGTGGATCCAGTGGAGTGGGATATACCCGTGGCACGATTCCTCAACCCTAACAGGGACGACCTACCTGATGTGGACATAGACTTTCCCCATCACAGACAGGCAGAGGTTATGCAGAGGATATTCAAGAAGTGGCCCGGACGCAGTGCTAGAATTTCCAATTACGTGCTCTATAAGGACAAGTCAGCAAGGCGAGAAGCGGCCAAACGTTTGGGTGCCAAGGGTAACCTACCCCGCAGGTTCACATATGATTCACTAGGCATCGATACCAAAGAAGCCAAAAGGATTGAGAATAAATTGAAAGGCAAAAAGAGATGCATATCAAAACACTGCGGAGGAATAATAATGTTTCAAAGACAACTACCAAAAAGCCTGTTCACGGCGGAAAATCAAATACTACTAGACAAAAACGAAGTGGAGGATCTGGAACACCTAAAGGTGGATATTTTAGCCAATCGTGGTTTGTCACAACTCATAGAAATAGATCCTACAATGAAACTGACAGACTATCCAGAAGAGGACTCCGCTACTTCGGAACTTTTGTGCAGAGGAGATGTGTTGGGAGTGACACAGGCAGAGAGTCCGGCGATGCGGAGACTGTTCAGAGCAATAAAACCAAAAAGCGTTAAGGACTGTGTGTTTGGCACAGCATTGATAAGACCGGTCGCAGTATCCGGACGTAAGAAGGCAACCATGTTTCATGACTGGAGCAAGGAACGTATGAGTGACACCATAGTGTACGAGGACGATGCCATAGACAGAATATCAGAAGTGCTGGGCATAGACAAATATGAGGCAGATATGTATCGCAGAGCGTTTGCAAAAAAAAATGAAGAAAAGATAATGCAGTTCATGACTAGGCTGGGTGACCACCCACGTAAGGACGAAATTATTACAATGCTACAATCCTTGTCTGGCTTTGGATTATGCAGAGCTCATGCAGTAAATCTAGGTAGATTGATTTGGGCATTAGCGTATCAAAAGGCACACAACAAAGAAAAATTTTGGCGTTCGTGCCTCAAACACTGTCAGGGTTCTTACAAGCGTTGGGTGTACAGGACCGAAGCAAAACGTGTTGGTATAGAAGTTGTGACACCAAGCAAGTCTGACAAATGGGACACACCAGAATTCCAATACAGGAAGTATGGCTGGTGGAGTCAGAATGATTTTATGCCAGGAATGTATGTAAAAGAGTTATATTTAGACAAAGTAGAATTTGCAGGAATGATAGCAAACGGTAGGGTGTTTCGTGGCGACAAAGGACGATATGTAACTTTTCTCACGCTAGGCGTTGGTAATGGACAGTACATAGATGTAACAATTAAGAAAGCATTTGCATACAGCGATCATGATGTGGTATGGGGACAGGGAACTATACGACATTCAAACAATTCTGATTATGTAGAAAGTTTTGATTCTAAAGGATTTAGGCTAGAAAAATTCATCAATAATTAGTATAATACTAACATGAAATATCCACTAGCATTTTCTACATGGGGCAATGAAGAAGTAGAAGCGATCAAGCGTGTCATCGACACAGACATGTATACCATGGGCAAACACGTGAAACGGTTTGAACAGGAGTTTGCAGAAGCATTTAAATCACCACATGCGGTAATGGTCAATTCAGGATCAAGTGCAAACCTTTTGATGTTGAGTTTGCTCAAATGGAAATACAAATTATCAGGAGATATAATCGTTCCCGTAGTGGGTTGGGCAACAACTTATTTTCCTATTTCACAAAACGGATTTAAACTAAATTTTGTTGACGTGGATCCAGATACATGGAACATAGATGTCAGTAAAATAGAAGCGGCAATAACACCAGAGACATGTGCTATCATGCCTGTGAACTTACTAGGTAACAGTTGCGACTACACGAAAATTACCGAACTATGTAATAAACATAACTTGCGGTTAATAGAAGATAACTGTGAATCAATGGGAGCAAAATATCATAACAGTTACACAGGAACAATCGGACTTGCAGGATCATTTTCATTCTTTTTCTCACACCACATACAAACAATGGAAGGCGGAATGGTTCTTTGCAAAAACAAAGACGATGCCGACTACATGAGATCATTGAGAGCACATGGTTGGGTAAGAGACTTGCCAGCAGACTCACACCTATACAAGAAAACAGGAAACGCATTTGACGATAACTTTATTTTCGCAACGCCCGGATACAATATACGACCGCTAGAAATGAGTGGTGCAATAGGATCAGAACAATTAAAGAAATGGCCGGCAATAATGCAAACAAGGACAGATAATGCAAAACGTTTTGTTGAACTTTTTAGCAACAAGTCTTGGTGTAGAATACAAAAGATAATTGGCGACAGCAGTTGGTTTACTTTTGGCATTGTGTTAGATGGAGAACTAAAAGGACGTAGGTCTGATGTGGTGAAAGCGTTAGATGATGCAGGCATAC